CCAATTTGGATGGACAGAGGAGCACCAATTAGCGATACACATTCTAACCGTATTATTGGAAAAGGTATTAGTTACGCACAAACAGTCTATAAAGGAAGTAATGGAGAGGAATATCCAGCAATTAAAATTACAGGTAAAATACATAAAAACTATGAATTAGATAATGAAATTTGGTCAAAAATCAAATCAGGTGAGTATAAAGGACTATCATTTGGTGGAGCCACTAAATCAAATAGAACCCCAAAAGTTATGAAAGATGGGTCAGTTGCATATGAATTAAAGAATTTAGAGCATTATGAGGTAGCAGTTTGTAAAGATCCAGCAGTTCCATTAGCAGTTATCACTGATTATAATCCAATTGCAAAGGCAATGACTGATAATTATAAGGAAAGAGAAGATGGAAAAATGCTTATTCAATGTGACGGATTTGGTTGTTATATTGACAAAAATCAACATAGTCTAGGTGGACACCTCTCTTCTAACGTAGGACAAAGAGGATTAGGTCATGATGTAACATATAATCAAAATTCAGGCGTAGGAACAGGCGTACAAACCACAGAAGTAAAAGATACTAATGAGGATTTGGCAAGTGAGAAGGATTCTGAGGGTCAACAAGATGCAGAAAGTGATGGTACATCTCATAGTCAATACAACCAAGATGTTGATGTAGATACTAGTTCAGGTAGAAATAATTCAGATAAAACAAAGGCAGAAGATATAGAATATACTTTTAAGTCAGGTTATCAAACAGAAGATGGAAATAATCAACTAGGGGGTCAGGCGAAGGCAGACAAGGAGTCTAATAAAGATAACGAAATATATATAAACCCCAAAAAAGAAGAATCTAATAATAACATGGCAGAAGACGAATCCAAAGAAATCGAAGAGACAGAAGCCAAGGAAGAAAAAGATTCTAACGAAGAGGTTGAAAAATCTTTTCAAGAAGCTGTAAAATCTAACATGGACACTCTCACCGATGTCGTACAATCACTGGCAGAGACTCAAAAATCAGTTGACAACACCTTAACAGGTATTGACAATAGATTAAAAGCTCTCGAAACACCAACCGATTTGCCTTTAAAACCAAAAACTTCTGATTCAGAAGATGTTGGCGCAAAGGTAACAGTCCCAGATGACTATCAATCAAATTCAAGACAAACTAGTCTTAATTCTGATCAAGATGCATCTGATGGTGAAAAACACCCAGAAAGCGATGAAGGTGATTTGAAAATGCAAGAAAAAGCTCAAGGAACTACTTTCTCCACAGAAACTCCAAGACCATCTACCATCATAGATACTGTTGACAAATCATTCTCGAATGATTATTCACCAATATTGAAAGATGCAAGAACAGAAGGTTATGAGGGTTTGGCAAACGTAGCTCGTGATATTCTAAAAGGAAAATACTATCAACCAACAGCAGATGAGGTAGGTCAGTTCTAAAATGGTTCAAATACGAACAATTGATGAACTAGAAGCTCAATACTATGGCTATAACCGTAACCTCCTCCGTAAAGCAGATGCACCAGTACAAACAAGCACCGCAGGTACCTTTAACGCTATCTTCGGCGCATACGCATGGGCGCAATTAAACTTAGAGGCTAACGCCTTTGGTATATTGCCAAAATACCCATGGGATAAATCTGGATGGAGGGTCATTACAGCCAAACCAACACTCAATACTAACCAAGGTAATACTACACTAGGTGGTACAAGTGAAGGTGGAAACATTGCTGAAACAGTAAAGCCAACATTACAAGAGATTGATGTTAGACCAAAGACAGCTCAGTTACCATTTAGTGCAACTGAAGTTATGGAATGGTTAGCAACACACTCTAAAGATGACATTTGGGGAGGACTTGGTTCACTCCGTTTGTACATGGCAGTTCAGCACAAAGAGTTCTTAAACCGTATGCTTCTTGCAGATGTCGAAAGTACAGTACCAACATCAGGCACAACAGCTTGGGGTGGAACTAAAGACTTTGAATCACTAGACAGAATTATTTCTAGTGATGCAGAAGACGATGCAATCGCAACAAATGCTGGTTCAACCAACTACTATGATCCATGGGCAGCAAACGCTACCATTGACAGAGATGCTGGTACCGACTTTGATAGTACAGTAGAATCTGCTTCAGGTACCATTGGTACCAACGGTGTCCTTACCGATGACACTCTAAGAACTTTCTTACGAAAGATTAGAATCGCAGCAGGTAAAGATCCAAACGTATTCCTCGGTTCCCACGAAGTTTACTCCGAAATACAAGGCTTGTATATGCCTTCAGTCCGTATTCCAAATCCATACGGTGAAAGCTTAGTACAAATCGATGTAAACGGAATTCAAACATTCAAAGGCACAGGTGTCGGAATTCACGTAGATTCCATTTACGGAATACCATTCATTCCTAGCAAGGATGCTCCATCAAACTCTGGTGACTCATCAGAAATTGGTAGATTATTCGCACTTGATACAAGTGATGCAGAAGGATATGGTTATCCAAGAATCGGAATTCAAATCGCAATTCCAACAGAATACTATGAAGCAACACGTAGAAGCGCTGGTTATCCATTCATCAACAACGCATTTGTTGAGAAAGGTGTATTCAGAACTATGGGCGAAACAGTTTGTCGTCACTTCAAGTCTCAAGGTAAAATCAGAGATATTAAACTTTAGGCAACTAAGGTCAATATTAGAAAATTACCAACCTCCTTTTTTCTTTTTTTAATACTTATTAACAACTTTAAGCACAAAATATTAGTGAGAGAGTCAGAGCTTTACACATTCTTGTGCGTTGGAGAATTAAACAACGTTTAACAAATTTTACCCCTCTAGTGAAAACTAGGGGGTATCTTTATATACTTCTCTAATGAGAATTATATATGGCAGTAACAATCAGTTCATCCGATTGGACAGGCGCAAACGTTAGAAAAACACTTTCTTTCCAAGCAGCCCTAGTTTCAAAACTGCGAATCTATAAGGTCAAAGTCACCGCTGGTGGTTCTGATGCTTATGCAACAAATGGAGTGTCAGCCGACCTCAAAGAGGGAAGAATTTCTACACTCGTTTCAGTGATACCTGAATTTACAGATTCACTATACAAAGTAGAATATGACAAAGCAAATGAGAAAATCAAACTCTATTCAGTTGGAGGTTCAGCAGGTGACGTATTCGCTGAAGTAGCAAACACTACGGCAATAGCAAATAAAGTCTTTGAATTTCTAGTCATAGGCTACTAGAGTCCAAAATAGCCGACTTTTTTTTCTTCATTAACTTTATATATTCGTGAATGAGATATAATACATGGTAGAACTAAACCACAATGTAATATCATTTAATTCAGATACAGCTATAAAAGCTAGTCATGGCGTTGTCGTTTCTGTCTTTTGTAGCAAAAAAGGTTCAAGTGGAGCTAAATTAGTATTAAAGAATGGTGATGCTAGTGGGGTAACAGAATTCTCTATTTTTGGTGAAATTGAAGGAAATTACCAAGATATTAATAGAAGATTCGAAGATGGTATATACGCAGATACCACAGGTTCAGCCGAATGGACTGTTGTCTTTAAGTAAATTTAAATACATACTAAGTTTATATATTACATGGCTACAACTTACTGTTCAGTCGAAGATGTATCTGATTTTCTCAGAGTCCCCATTACTGCTACTACTACTCCTAATAAGACACAAGTGGAAAAAATAATTAATCGAAAAGAAGAAGAGTTTGAACGTAGAACTGGTCATGCGTGGCGTTTAAGAACCGTTACAAGAGAAATTCACAGTTTACCATTATTATATACATTTGGATGGGGAACACCTATATTTCTAAGACATAGAAGGATATATGAACTTGATGCAAGTCAAGGTGATAAAGTTGAAATTTGGCAAGGAGCTTCATCTACATGGGAAAATATTGTAACTGAGGGTCAATGGTTTGATGCAGAGTATGAAAGAGGAACGATTCATCTTAGAGGATTTCTTTTCAGTATTTTAAGGAAAAACAGGGTTAGAGTAACTTATAGATATGGTGGAGAGGAATATGCTGGTGATAGCACTATCCCATTAGACATAGCAGATGCAGTTATCAAAATGACAGCAATTGATTTGTTAAACAGTAGTTTCCGTATGGATGAGTTACCATCAGGTGGAATAAATTCCCCAAGTGAATCAAAGAGAATTTGGCAAGAAGAGATAGATAATTGTATCGCAAATAGAAGAGAAGTGTTTGTTATTTCTCCATAATCATGAATTTTCGTAACATTGTTAAGAGTGTAAAAACAGGTGTGGTTCATTTCGCAATTCAGAAATTACAAAAACTTCGTGAATATAACGTACAAGCACATATTGAAATAGAAGATAAGAAATTCACTAGAATTGAATCTGAAAAAGATCTTGAAGAATTGGAAGAACACGCAGAAGAAATTAGAATTAAAACGCCTTTCCCTAATGAAGTTGTAGCTGAAACAGTAGAGTTTGCAGATGATATATCATGGGAAGAGGAAGCAATAATGATTGCATCTATGCAAAATAATAACATTGAAGATGATGTACCTGATCAAGTCCTAAGAGGTGAGAGTGTTGATGAGGATGATGAATTGGAATTTGAAGATGGGTGGTACCCAGATGAAGGAAATAAAAGACCACATATAGAATCAATAAAAGAATGGATTAAAAATGTAAAATGGTCAAATATGAATGATTATGATTTATTTGTAGAATATAGAGAAAGATTCGGATTAGATCCCCAAAAGAGACAAAAAATATCTTATAGACAGAAAGAATCACTTTTAGATAGTACAGCATTTCTTATTGCTAGAAAACAGTGGTATTTGGGAAGAAAACCATCATCAATGACAGATTTTGATTGGGATGAAAGAACTAGAGATAAAAGACCAACAGCAGGTTCGTTTAGTAAAAATGACTATATGTACAAAGCATATGACCGAAATTATGAATACAAGTCAGGTGATAGAGATATAATGGAGGAAAAACTTAAAGAGGGAGAAAGCGTAAGGTGGTAGTATGGGAATAATTACCTATGATGCAGTTGATGAAATAAAGTCTCTTTTAAAGACAAAATGGTCAAGTATAAGACCACCAATGGTTAGTGCCATATGGGATAAAAGAACAGTTGGTTTTATGGATGATAGAAAAGACCAATTAATCATATATCCTAAAAATGAAGTGATAAATTACTTTGGATTAGGTGGTTCAAACTTTTGGCATGAGCAAATATTGGAATTAGAGATTAGAACATATAGGGATATAAAAAGACATAATGAAGTTGTCAAGAAAGTTGTTAATGTTATAAAAGATAATATAACAGGCACAAATTACACAGATTTGAGAGTTATTGGTTCATATAGTAAAAACTATCGTTTCCGTAATATGTACGCATACGTCTTAACACTATCTTTTAGGAAAAGTGACCCCACGTAATCTTTAAATAGATTCTCGGTATCTTTTATATTATGGCAGTATATACCTCTGGTGGAAGTTCAGTTCATTATGGATATGAAACAGGTGCATTTGGAACACCTGTAACAAGTGGTTCAGGGGCTGCAAAAAAATTATCAGCACCAAAAACATTTGGTTTAAACACAAGTGTAAGCACTCTATCTTTAGGAACAAATAGAATTGATCTTAATCAATTAGGTCAAATTGAACCTGATGCTTTCGCATATGGACAACAGGCTGGAAGTTGTGACGTTTCTTTTACATGGGATGACACTGATTCACAAGCATTATTTCAAAGTATTTATGGAGCACCAAGTGGAAACACTAGTGCATTTGTATATCCAGCAAGTTCAAGTAATCCATCAGCAACAACATCACCAGCAGTTATAAATTCAGTATCAGTTCAAGTAGATCAGCAATTTACTGGAGCACATACTTATTCAGATGGTACAACAAACAATACAGCAACAAGAATTAGAAGAACATTAAAAGGAGCTGTTGTAACAGGTTTAACATTAAACACTTCAGTAGGTCAAACAGTTGACGGAACTTGTTCCTTACAATATGGAAAAGAAGACACAACTGATTCAACAGAAGCAAGTGGAGATATAGTAAATCAAACAGCAATTACAGGTAAACCATTAACATTTGCACATGGCACATTTAAATTATCTGATGGTTCTTCAACATTAAGAACATTGGGTGAAATTCAAACAGTAAGTTTGAACTTTAACACAAACACAGCATTATTATATGAACTTGGTTCACATAGTTCTGTTGATGCTTACAGGCAAGTATTTGAAGTTACAGGTTCATTCCAAACATCATTCAAAGATATAAAACACTTAACACATTTGCTAAACCAAGCTTCAAAAGATGTTAACGAAGAAGGTGTTTCTGATGGAAGCACCCATAAAAATACCAACCAAACTCATGTTGGAGCAGAATTAAAATTCACAAGTGGTAACAAACACATAACAATTGAATTAAGAAGTGTAGCATTTGGTAGCCATGATATTAGTGGGTTACAACCTGTTCAACCTGTATTTGAAGACTTACCATTCAAAGCACTTTCAGCTAGAATAACAACAAGAACAGCAGCATAACCTTTATAAAATACATAAAGTTATTTTATGTATGGGAAAGAA